AATAATCTTGCCTAGTCCGCCAAATACGTTTCCAAAAATCTTACCTAAATCTTTTAGAATTCCTCTAGCAATTTGAAACTTCTCATTGAGTTTTCCAGAGGCTTCATCAGCCTTAAGAGTTTCTGTCCACCCATTAGTTAGAGTGGAAACGTATTTGGCGGACTAGGCAAGATTATTTCTGCCAACGTCGGTCCAGGCAGTGGTGGTCAGATATTTTTAGATTATCTAAAAGACGTAACTGGCAGGTTCAAAGAGATATCAACAATTGATGGACGTCCTCTAAAAGACTTCTTTGCTGATGCTGCTGAAAATGGAACAAAACTTTTAAGCCTTCTTGGTAACATCCTTGGAGGATTTATTGCCATGGCCGACAATGAAGGTCTTGGAGTATTTTGACCTAACTCGGAACGCAAAAAGTCATTTAAGAATATAAAAGCAGTTTTTAGAGTGTTAAAGAATATTGTTACAGACCCTGCTTCTGTTACTAACTCAATAAACCTAGCAAACTCTATTAAGAATCCACCAAACGCTGGGAGTGATGCGTCTAAGTTTTCTCCAACTCTTTGAAAAATATCAGTAACTGTATTAAGTTGCGTTAAAAATACTCCAAGACCTTCATTATCTGCCATGGCAATAAATCCGCCAAGAATACTACCAAGAAGACTTAAAAGTTTTGTTCCATTTTCAGCAGCATCGGCAAAGAAGTCTCTTAAAGGTCTTCCATCAATTTCAGTTATATTCTTAAATCTTCCAGTAACTTCTTTTAGATATTCTAAAAATATTTGTCCACCACTGCCTGGACCAACGTTGGCAGAAATAATTTTTCCTAAACCACCAAATACGTTTCCAAAAATTTTACCTAAATCTTTTAAGATTCCTCTAGCAATTTGAAACTTCTCATTAAGTTTTCCAGAAGCCTCATCGGCCTTGAGCGTTTCTGTCCATCCATTAGTTACAGTAGAAACCCACTTAGAAAATTCTTCTGTGAGAGGACGAGCAGCATCAAGAAGAATCAGTAAAGACTCATAAAGACCAATTGCAGCATCACCAAAATTTGAAAGAACAATGTCATTAGATTTCCAAATTCTTTCCAGTCTTTCTAAGTTCTCTCCCTTAGTGACTGCCTCAGAAAACTTTACAGCGATTCTTCCAATTACGTCTCCAGTTTCTCTAAGAAGTGGGATTAGTTTTGGAAATAAGTTGACTCTAAGATTTTCTAAAGCGGTCTCCAACTGTGGGAATAACTTTTCACCTGCTGCTGCTTTTAAGTCTTTAAGTGCTGGTATAAAAGTATTGACCATATATTCAGCAAAGGCTCTTGCCTCTTTTGATAATTCTGCTAAAGCGTCAGCGTAAGCATCTGTTGCTGCTTTATTATTTTTTATATCATCTACGGCTTCTGCTGCCTCATCTCGTGCTTCAGTGACACTAAGAATTGAACGCTCGTTGTCTTTTACTGTTTCGTTATATCCGTTAGTGGCATCATCTACTGCCGCTAGAGCAGCAACAACATTTTCTTGACCATCAATGAGCGCTTGCGGACCCTTTTTAGCAAGTTCAGCATTCTTGGCTTCTACTTTTTTAAGATCGTTATTAGCGTCAATTGCTTTTCTATAATTCAAATCCGCTTGAGCAAACGCAAGTTCTGCTTCTTTACGAGCACGAGAGTTTGGTGGAAGGTCTGATACACGAGCCAAAGACTCACGGGCTTTTTCTAACTCAAGTGCAGCCTTTTGTTCTGCAATAGCAGCATCTTCTGACTCAAAACCAATTTGTTGTAAATCTTCAATTGCTTGTTCACGAGCCTTAGATAATTCTTTTTCAGCATCAGTAATTGTTTTCTTTGCTCTTACTTCTCTAGTTGCTGCATCTTCATAGGCATCTGCTAAAGCCCTCTGTGCTTTAGTAAGTCTGTCTTCTGCTTTTTCAAGTGCTTTTGCTCTATCTGCTCCAGCCTTTTTGGCTTTAGTTCCAGCCTGAATTGCTTTTCCAACTCCAGGGAATGCTAATTTAAGAGTAATAGCCGCCTGAGCAACAGCCGTAAAACTTTGCCCAAGGACTGCTAAAGCGGGTAAGGTCGCAGCGGAAATAATTGAACCAAGAGAAATTAAAGTTGTTCCAAGAACACCAATAATTCCACCAAGAGCGGCTAAAGCAGGTTGAAGAACAAAACCTGCTCGTGTTAAGGAAGAAAATTGTTCTTTAGCAGCAACGCTTTGTCTGACAAGATTGCCAAACATACTTCTGCCGTCGCCACCACGCATAAAACCTTTTTGAAAAGACCTAGCAACATCATTTCCTGCTTGGTCACCAAGACGATCAGTTCCCTTAAAAGCATTTTTAATGTCTTTTTCAACGCCAGTGGTGATGGCCCGAACAACTATAAATGCATCACCTACAACTGCCATATGCCATCACCTCCCGACATTCTTAGCCCAGTGGGCCGTCTAATACTTTTCCAAATGGTTTTGGAGAGTTTTCATTAATATCTGTAGCAGGAACAAACGGTTTTACTGCTGCCTTTTTTGGATCAAATGGAGTTACATCGCTGTAATCCACCTGAGCGCCTAAAGGCTCTTCAGAGTAGTCGTTTGAACTTCCACCATATGTATAAGTTCTGTCATAGAACTCTTTATACATAATTTTTCTAATCTTGTTCTTTGCGTCAACTTGTTCTCCACTAACAGCGCTAGTGTAATCTTCTTCAAATAAGACGTGTATAACGTCTAACATTTCAGAAGAAGACAACTCAGAAATCTGTAGGCCGCTCATTAGTGCTTTCCCGTTGACATAAGGCCAAAGGTCTACTGCCCACTCAAGGAGTCCTCTGGCCCCGGCGTAGGGCGGCTTGAGTATTGCTCCACTAACCAGGAAGTAAGTTCTCCTAACGTTTCTACAGTTACGATTTTTTCTGCGTCTTGTAGTAGAGCCTCAAAACGAACAAGGCTTTCTTCAATAAGTGCTTTTGCAAAAAAAGTTTCAATTAGATTGTTTGCAATAGCACTTTCATCACCTGACTGGGCAGTGGCAACCATGTCCAAAAGAACTTTTCCTTGGAGTGCTGGCTTGCAGTGAAACTCCTCCCCATGGAGTTTGAAAGAAAGGGGTTCTGAGACGCTGTTACCAGCACCAAAATCCCTAAATCTCGGATTTGTCATCTTTGTTTATCCTCGTTTCTCGTGTGTCTTTATTTACTATTGGCATAGTAAATTACTAACTATTTTACCAACTTTAAGTTGTCAGTAAGATAGCGATTTGCTTTTGTTCCAGGATGCATGACTGCATGGGCATAGACCACACGGCCCCTGTTAACAAACCTAAGTACCGTTGCCCTGTTGGGAACGATGACATGAGGCTTACTTCCCTCATGGTGAAGTAGTGCATAATTCAATGAAGAGCCAACTTTTATAAACTGACCTCTAGAATCACGCAAGTGACGCATATGAATAGAGGCACGAAGTGCTCCAGTTCGTACTCCAACTTGAGACTTAGCAGCAGCCTGAACTATTCTTCCCTTTTTTGCTAGATATCTTCCGACATCTCCCGAAGGGTTGTTGAGCATAAAATCTAACTCTGCTCTTCTAATAACTACTGTTGCCATTTTATGGAACCGCCGCTGTAAATGTAAGAACTACAGTTTGGAATCCACCTTCTGGTGCTTGAACTTCTACAGTTGCAATTACTCCCAAGCCATATCCTCCAGGCTCCCAAGTATCTAACTGAGCAGCACTATCTAATAAAATCCAAGCATCATATGCAGAGATTTCAGCAAAAGATTCAATGTTCTCTGCTGATGGTGGTCTTCCATTTTGACCTACAACGGGAACCTCTCTTGAAATAGAAACATTTATTGTCGCACTTCTTGGGTCATTACAGCGTCGTGGTTCTGTTGCTTCATCCCCAGGAGAACCTACATACATTTGAACAAAAGAAACAACAACCTGTTCGCAATCAACTGCTGGTTGTCCTAAGGTGTAATACCTTCTAGAAGGCAGAGGCATATTGTAAGAAGCATAAGAAGAAACAACTTGGTCTAAGACTGCTTGCAAAAATACAGCAAGATTTTTAGCATTACTGCTAACAGATGCCTTATTTATAGGTGTTGCCACTTATGTCTCTCTTTCGTCTTTTACGTAAATTCTACAAGGTGTAGATAGGCTCTACTCTTGTTCCAAGTTGAATTGACGCATTTGCTGTAAGAAGATTAATTACCTCGTCTACAGCAGGGTTTGCCAAACTTGGTCTAGTACAGTAGATGTCATATGAACCTGGCTCCCTTGGCCCTAGAACAGCAAGAATATCTGAGTAATCAACTGTAACAGTTATCTTCTCAGTGCCACGATTCAACACGGCAGCACCAGTAAAAGTTTCAGTTTTAGATCCTGTGTAATCAGAGACAGTCATAGAGACTACCCAGGCATTGTCGTTTAGTAAGAAATCTCCACTTACTTCATCTAAGTAAAGTACAACACTTCCACCAGTTGGCAAGACTCTTAAGTCAAATGCTGTTTCTGTGAACAAGAAAGGTTTTGGAGTAATACGACGAGCCTTAGGAACATCTGGGCTAAATACACGAGCACGAGCACGGGCTTTATCTGGATTAGAAGTTTTTAAGAATAAATCAACAGCATAAAGTCCAGTACGCAAGTCATCAATAAAATCTTGATTGTCAAGTACTGTGTATGAAATTCCTTGTCTAGAAATTGAAGTTACACGCTGAGGCAGAGCACAGGTGTCATCCCCTTCATAAAGTTTTACAAGTTCAATAGCCAACATACGAGCAGCATTTTTACCTGCTGTTGGAGGAGGTGTTCCGTAGGTATATGTAACCTCTACGTTTGATGGAGTCCAAGTGGCTCCAGGTGATGCCAAAAGTGTTGAGTGCTCTACTAAATAGTATTGAGATGGGTCAATGATGTTCCCATCAATATCTCTTACAGTGTGGATTTTTACAACTTTACGACCACGAAGGCGGATACGAGTATTTGATGATGTTCCATCGCCTAAATAGTCATCATCCCCATATAAACCAGAACCACCTAGACGAAGATTTCGAACATCTCCATCGATAAGAGTAG